GCCTCGCCGAACGCCTTGAGGCACGTCTTCATGGCCGCCCGTTCCACGTCAGAGGTGTCGATCATCGTGGCCTCCGCGTTGCCGAACCCGTCCTTGGCGCGCAGCCAATTGCCGTACAGCGTGTGGAACGTGTCCTGGCAGCGGCGCGAACAGAACACCCAGTCGGGAACATAGCGGCGCGCGGCGCCCTCCGGATGGCGGTTGTCGGTGTGGCCGTAGCCGCGTGCCTGTCGTTTGCAGACCCAGCATTTCACGGCCCCCCCTCACTGCGCCCAGGCCGGCTTGCCCGGCACGGGGGAGCGCTGCGGAGAAGACGCCGCGCGGGCGGGCGCCGCCTGCGCTGGTGCACCCGACGTGCCGCCGCCCGGCTTGGATTTCGGCGGCACGCCCATCAGCTTGGCGTACTCGGGGTGATCGGGTTCGATGGCGAGCTTGACCACGTTGCGGTCCTGCCCCTTGGCATCCTTCTCGATGTCGACACGGGCCAGGAACTCCAGGCCATCGAGTTCGTTGAACCCCTGGATACGCCGCGCGGCTGCGGCTTCGAGGCTGTTGTCCTTCGGGTGGATGTTGCGGGCGCTGTTCAACGCCGCACGGATGAAGCTGCGTCCCATCTGGCCCCAGGCGGGACCCTTCTTGGAGTAGAGGCCAATGTTGCTCCACATCTTGCGGCGGGCGTGCTCGCCAGCGGTGATCACGAACTCAGCAGCCAGATAGATGGAGCCAGTGTCGAAAGACTCGGTGGCCCATCCACCATCCCAGCCTTGTTCAGGATCGTCGTAGCCGCCGGGCTTAAGGGTCATGCGCACCGGCACGAGGGTGCCTCGGGGGAGCAGGTCAAAGCTGTGCTGCTGTTCTGCGTCGTTGAAATCGTTCCAGGCGGACATGGTCTATTCCTGCGGAAGTTTGGTGGCGGCGGTCGGGCGGGAGAACTCGAGCCGTTCGGCGGCGGGACGGGCGGTGCTGGCGATCTTGTGCATCAGGCGCCCGAGGTGTGGTTCCTCAATCAGATCGAGGCGTCCGGAGCGGTCCTTGGCCGGATAGCCCCAGGGATTGAGCGTGCGGCAGACGAAGGCGCGGTAGCTGCCGCCGTCCTCGGCCTTGAGTTCGGCGAGCGTGACGACCTCATCGACGATGCCGGGCAACTCCAGCCCGGTCTTGGAGCCGTCGATCTGCAGCGAAAAGACGCGCCGGTTGAAGTCGTCCAACTTCTCGTCGAGAATGCCGACGAACCAGACGTTCTTGCCACGCGTGTGCTGCAGGTGGGTCAGCCACGCAATCATCTCCTGGCCCAACAGTCCATACGCGCCACGCGCATCGGGCTTGCCGGTCTTCTCCGAATAGGCCTGCGGCTGACCCTTGCACCACTGCAAGCACAGGCGCCCGGCCACGGTGATCGAGTCGACGAACACGGTCTGGTAGGCGGCGAGTTGCGCCGGGTCGCCGAAGCGCGCACAGACCGCGTCGTAGTGCGCCTGGCTGAACGGCTGGTCATCGCGCAGCGCCGGGTTGGCGCCGCCGATGAAGACCGCGAAGTCGCGGCATTCCGGCCAGGTACGCGGGCGGATGGTGTCGCCGGCCCAGCCCTCGACGGCCAGGTCGCCGGCCTCGAGATCGAAGAAGAGGGTCGTGCCCGCGTCGAGCGTCCACAACTGGGAGGTCTTGCCGAGTCCCGATTTGCCAACCAGCACGCCCTTGACGCCGCGTTTTTCGGCTAGGCGCGCGTCGGCGCTAACGATGGGAAGCGCCATTACGCCACCTCCTTGATCTGCGCCACGACTGCCGGATTCCACAGAATCTGATAGCCGCTGTGACCGTGGCGCGAATACGGCATGGCCTCGGCCCATTGCTGCCCAGCCTCGGTCAACTCCCACTCGTCGCGCTCGTTGCGCAGTTGCAGGCCGTGCCCGGCAAGCCGCAGGTTGGTCACCTTGGCCGACAGGCCGAGTGACTTGCCAAGCTGGGTCGCGTTCAGTGAGCAGATCGGAGCCTCGGCGACGGGCAGCGCGCGGCGCAGTGTCTCGATGGCAAGTCCGGTGTTCTCGTGGATGCAGGTGAGCGTCGCCGCCATTGCGATACCGACTTTGACGCCGGGCACTTTGGCCATTGCTTCGCCGATCAGCAGGATCGATGAGACGCGGTCCTGGGTTGGTGCGGGCAACGCAGCCACGGTGTTGGGCATCACGTAGCCGCCAGTCTTGCGGATGGCGGGCAAGACCTCGTGCGTGACCCAGCGCTTGAAGCGCTTGGCCTCCGGCTTGCGGCTGCCGAGCACGAGGCTGTAGAGGCCCGGCTCGTTGACGACGGTCATTTCCTGTTCGCCGCCAGGGGTGTGAATTGAATTCACCCCCTTTTCATCGGCGTCGAGCCGCTCCAAGGCTTTACGGTCAAGCGTCAGCGTGCCGAGCACATCGGCTGCGACGAACCATGGCTCGCCCTGGGCATCGGTGATCACGCGAACCTGCCGGCCCTCGAAATCGAACGGAATCAGTTGGGTGCTCATGGATCAGATCTCCGAAACGAGGGCCAGCCGGAACGACGCCTTGCCGGGCTTGACGGTGCGGGCGGCCTCGAACTGCGCGCGCAGTGCTGGCGGCCAGTTGTTGAAGCGGGATTCGGACACGCTGTACTCGACGTCGAGGTAGTCGTTGACGTTGTCGCCGGCGGCAGCGATGTGCCGGGCGATGGCGGCCAGTTGCGCCTGATCCCAGGACACCCGCTTCGGGCTATCGACGGTGACGCGCAGCGGGCCATCCGTCAGGTGCACGACGCCGAAGTCTTTGGCGGCTTCGCGGCGCGCGGCATGGGCCTGCTCGCCGTAGCACTGCTCAAGTGCGGCATCGAACTTGGCACGCGCCTTCTTGAGCCAATCCAGGGCCTCATCAAGATTGCGGCTGAGTTCCTGTTTTTGGGCTGACGACAGCGCGGCCAGTTGGCTGACCGACATCTCGGCGATGCCGGCGGGCATGAGGGTCGAATCGTTCATGACCGGCCCCTTTCAGCGCACCGCGCGCTCGGAGGTCGAGTCGTGCAGCGCACTGCGCTCGAACTCGATGACCGCGTCCACCGGATAGCCCACGCGCTTGGACAGCTTCAGGTAACGCGGACCGCGCCCTTCGCTGCGCCAGCGCTGCAGGGTCTTGGGGCTCACGCCCCAGCGCTGGGCGAGTTCGTTTTCGTTGAGCACCTGGCGCTCGCCGGGTGACAGGCTTGCGCTCACCTGCTGTGGCGAGTGGGGGATGGTGCTGACTGGTGTCCGCATGGAATGCTCCTGTGACGTTGTTGAGGAACAGGTGTCATTCCAGGCGATCAATAGCGAACCTTTAAGGGACGCAATTGCGAACCAAACGGAAACTTCAGGTTCGCCAATCGGCAGGCGCCCCAAAATGCAGACGGCGAGCCCGTGGCTCGCCGTCATCAAGAACATCAAACGCGGGGGACGTTCAGTCCTGGCTGAAGCCCAAATGCCGGCGCTGCTCGGCCCAGTCGCGCGGCAATGGCTCCTGGCGGCCCCGCAGCGTGTGCAGGTTCAGGTGCCGGGGCTGGCGACCCTCAAGGATCGACTCGACAATATCGGGGGCGAGCAGCGTCAGGCGCAGCACCTCGGCGGCCCACCCGGCATCCAGCTTCAAGGCGCGAGCTAGGTGGCTGACCGACGGATAGACGCCCTGCTCGATCAGCCGCGCCCAGTAAAATGCCTTGCCTAGCGTCTTGATCATCGGTGCGTCCAAGCCCCCTGCCTGCACATCGGAGGCAGGCGCGATCAGCAACTTGCGGCTCTGGCGGCGTTTGATGACCAGCGGCACCAGCGTGACCCGGCTGCCGCCGCTTGCGTAGCTGCGGCACTCCGCACCAAGTTCGATGCGCACGGCGCGCTGGCGAAGGTTCAGGATCGCGTCCGTCATACCAATACCTCCTGCGCCTGTTCGCGGCATTCTTCGACTAGCGGGTGTGCGGCAATGTCGGCGCCGAGCCCACGCCAGCCGTCCTCGCGCCAGACAATGTCCAGACCCTGCGCGTGCAACTGCACCCGCTCGATCAGCAAGCGCGCGATACGCTGCTGCTCGGCGGGGAACAGCTGCGCCCACACACAGCCGATGCGCTGCATGGCCACCACCACCTGCGCTTCATCGAGGGCGGCACCGGCAGGCTGCTGCTGGCAAGCGCGCCAGACCGCGATCAATACCTGCGGCTCCAGAAGCTGCACGTGGAGTTGCGAGAGCACTGCGTTTTCGAGTTCGGCAGCCGGCAGGTGGCCTACGTCCGGCGCACTCGGCGAAAGCACAGCGCCCGCGCTTTTGCGCTTGTGCAGATAGGGCACGTAATAGCGGTACAGTCGCCCGGTCTTTTTGCGAACAAAGGTATGCAACATGCGCTGCCCATCGGGCGCGAAGAGCAAGCCCGCCAGCAATGCCGGATGCAGAGCATGGTGCTCGCGCGGCCCCTGCTTGCGCCGTGCGGTGAACACGTGCGCAGCCTCCCACAGGCCCGGCGCGACGATGGCCTCGTGCTGGCCCGCGTGCCACTGGCCGTTGTGGGAAATTTCCCCGAGATAGACACGATTGCGCAGCAGCTTGAAGACGAACTGCTGATCGATTGCACGCCCTGCCCGGTACCGCCCGTCCTGCGTCACCCACGCCTTGGTCATGTGGCCTTCGATGGCGAGTTCGCGCACCAGGCGCGCGGCCGACCCATGCTCGGCGTAGCGCCGGAAAATATCCCGCACCAGATCCGCCTCCCGCGCGTTGACCACCAGCTTGCGCTCATGCACGTCGTAGCCCAGGGGCGGCACGCCGCCCATCCACATGCCCTTCTTCTTGCTCGCTGCGATCTTGTCGCGGATGCGCTCGCCCGTGACTTCGCGCTCGAACTGCGCGAAGGACAGCAGCACATTGAGCATCAGGCGACCCATCGAGGTCGTGGTGTTGAACTGCTGCGTGACGGAGACGAAGGTCACGCCATTGCGATCGAACACCTCGATGAGCTTGGCGAAATCCGGCAAGCTGCGCGTCAGGCGGTCGATCTTGTAGACCACCACGGTGTCGATCTTGCCGGCCTCGATGTCGGCCAGCAGGCAGCGCAGCGCGGGCCGATCTACGTTGCCGCCGGAGTAGCCGCCGTCGTCATAGCCATCAGCAATGGCAATCCAGCCCTCGTGCCGCTGGCTGGCGATGTAGGCCAAGCCTGCATCGCGCTGTGCTTCGAGGCTGTTGTACTCCTGCTCCAGTCCATCATCGGTGGACTTGCGGGTGTAGACGGCACAGCGCTTCTTGGGCGTGGCCGCCGGCAGTGCGCGGGCGTCGTGCGACCTCATACGGCCCCCTTCTTCGAAGCGGGCGACTTCAGGCCGAAGAAGGCCGGTCCGGACCAGTGGCTGCCCGTAATATGGCCCGCAATCGCCGACAGGCTTTTGAAACGCTGGCCTTGATACTCGAAGTCAGCGGCGCCGCGCACCAGCACGCGATGCTCGACATCGTCGTACAAGCGTGTGAGAACAGTGCCAGGCAGCAAGCGGTGTACCTCGCGCTGCAAGCGCGGTGGCAAGATGCCGGTCTGGCCGATGTCCTCGAGCTTCTTGCGCAGCGACGGCTTCAGGCCGCCGAAGGCGCGCTCCTGAATCTTGTAGGCCAGGCGGCTCTCCAGCCAGCCGCGATGGTGGTGGCCTGGGCGCTCGTCAAAATACTGGTCCCACAGTGCCCACAGACTGTCCATCGGCAGGTGGGGCAGCTGGGCGATGCGCGCGGCGATGCCGGCGTGCTCCGGATGGGTTGCGTGTGCCGTCATGGGCGAACTCCATGGTCGTGACCGGGGTTCACATTGACGCTCTGCTGGCCACAAAAGCCAAGTCCAACTGGCTCTCTATCGGGAATGGCATCGGTTGCGGGCAGCGCGCGCAGGCGCAGCAGCGCGCCGGCCAGCAAGTCGACGACTTCCTGCTGCGCGTGCCGGGGCTTGTCGGTCGGCGCTGGTATGAAGAGGGGTTGGATATCGTGCATGGCAAGCATTCGTCGTGGACAACGCTTGCCATGCTAGAAACCGAGAGGGTTTCGCGTAACGTGTTTTGTGGTGCTTACGCGGTTAAACGAGGGGGGACTCGTTCGTGTCAGGCCGAACCATCGCGATCAAGCCTCGAAGAAGCGCATAACCTTGTTGAACTCGATCGTGTCGCCGCCGAAGATATCGCGCAGCGGACGCCTTGATGCGCCCATAAGACCACGTTCGAATACCGCTTCGAGGTCGGTTCCTACTCTGATGGGCGCGGCGTGAGTGCGGTTCGCTAGGCGCGCGAGATCTGCACCCTCCGGTGCGATGACGAACATTTTCATCCCTCGGTCGTTGATTGCGCGCTCGATCACTTCGTTGATGTGGCTGTCACGAAAACCATAGCCAATCACCATGAGGCGCGCATCAGGTCGGCACAAACATTCTTCAAATATCTGGTGGTACCGAGCCAAGACGGGCGACAAACCGATCTCGCGCATCTTGTTGCCACCCATGATGAGCATCGGTGCCCCATGGGTTTCTTGCCAATTCGACGACCCATGCAGCTTGA